CCATCCGTTCCAGTTTACCGGCATGCGCACATCAGTCATAGTGAACACTGTCGAGTGCCAGTACAGGTAGTGCCAAAAGGCCAGGAACGGATTCAGGTTGCGCATCTTGACCCACGTATCTGGCTCGCCACTGTTGATGTCGTCGAGAGCAGTCGGCACCTGCTCTGTCGCCTTGATTAGGCCAGATATACCGAGCAGGTGGAACGAGACGGACTTCGACTGGTCATCGAACTTGATTGAGTCTTCTGCAATCCATCCAATTCCACGAATGTTCTCACGATAGGAATCGGGTGTGCCGAAAGTCTTCGGGTACACACCCCCCTGTGCATCCGTGTACTCCGTCTCCGCAAAGAGAATCACTAGGGCTCCAGGGGGGTACTGAGACGTATCTGCCTGATCGTAGACAGTGACGTCCCACTCCCATCCGCCATTCTGAAGAGACCCGCCTGCTTTAGTGATCTCGAAGCTAGTGTATGGTCCATATCCGCCCAGCTCAGTTGCGACTCGATCGAAGACGAACACCTGTCTGTGTGCGGTAGTGTGTGCTCCAGAAGTCGTTCCTACAACGAGAGATACTAGGTGTACTCCTGTCTCCGCCCAAGTGACTTCTCCAGGTGTTATGCCACTGTAGGTAGCCGGAGTTCCTCCCTCAAACGTCCACTCCCACGAGTTTACAGAAGCAGCTCCCTCTGTCGTATAGGAGTACTGACCGTCAAAGTAGACGTGGGCAGCTCCCGCTTCGAGCCACGCGACGGCATGTGAGCCCATGATAGGCACAGGGCCACGAGTCCAGTTCTGTCCGTTGTACTCGAGGTCGTAGTCCTTGTACCAGGTGACTGTTGGGTTCTCTGTGGTGCCTCCTTTTACTGCACGCGGATACACACACCAGAATCGGTAGTCCTTCTCCACCCACAAGATATCGCCCGTCTCCCAGCTGATATTGTTCTCAGCTACCAGGAGATCGTAGGTACTTCCTGATACCAGAGTTGCACTACGCAGTCGTAGCCGACCCTTCTCGACTGGGACTACATCCGACGTACGAACAACGACTGTAGCACCTGCCATGAACGCGAAGGTAGGATCGCCTATCCCCGAAGCAAGACATCTGAGAGTGCGAGCTCCTACAGCAGGAGATGTAGTTGTTACTTCGAACATCTCGATCATCTCTGGGTGATGAACACACAGATATGGCTTAACTCGATGCGGGTGATCGTTCCGCACCTTATTTTGGTCTGCCAGAGCTAGCTTGTACGTAACAGGGTTCATGGCACAAGCTCCAGATGAGTGAATCGAATAGTTACATCCTTGTATCCCAGGAATGCAGGTGACATCTCATCAGGAATCTTGGGACGATTCATGATCGCCCGATACATATTCCACACATTGAGATCATCGCGCGTGCGTATCGTAGCTTTCCCCGATGCTCCTGTGCCTATGAAGTGGAACAGAGCAGTCACCATGGCGTACGTGAGGTAGTCGAAAGTCCACTTGCATTGCGCGAAGCCGTCGCTGACCACGAGCCCAGAGCCCGTGATGCGCGTTACCGGAAACCCAAGCCATTCAGTATGCGGCTCGGCTATCGCAAGCTGTACTAGCGACATTGGACTGACTGCCTGTGCGTGACCCAGTCTATACACGTTATCGGTCATTTTATCACCTCAGTTAGAACATCATCCATTGCTGCGTAGGCTGCATCACGAGCTTCGCGGCGGAACCACTCTTTGTCTGCGTTCGTAAACGACCCTTGGAAGCGCCAGTCTACTTGACGAACCTCAACAGATACTCCTCCTCGACTTCCGCCCGAGCGTGCTATCTGACCTGAGACCATCATAGACATTAGCTGGTTAGCCAGGACCTCCGACGAGCTCCTGGAGAAGCCCAGTCCTACAGGAGCAGGAAGAGGAGCAGGCTCAGGCAGCTTATACTCGCCCGTCTTTCCGAAGAGCGGATCTTCAGGGTTCACTCCGTACGCTGCAAGAAGGGCCGCACGACGCTTTAGGAAGTCCTCTAGCTTATTGTTCAGCTCGTCGTAGTAGGCCTGCATCTCGATCTTCTTTTGATCGTTGGACTTACGAAGCTCCGCAATCTCGTCAGCAGCAGCATCTTGCAGTCGCTTGACGTCGTCCTTGAGCTTCTGGTTGAGAGCTGCATACTCCTTGTCGTATGCCTCTTTCTGCTCCGCTTCCATCTTTTCGTGCGCTGCTGCTTCCTTCTCCTTCTGCTTGGCTAATGCGTTGTCACGTTCCTGCTGCTCCTTCTCCCACTGTTTGCGCGCATCCGCAAGCGCCTTCTCTAGATCCTTTCGGGCCTCTTCGCGAGCCTTCTCTCGATCCTTCGCAGCATCAGCATACGCACGATCGCGATCCTTCGCAGCCTCTTGACGGGCCTTCTCAGCTTCCTTTGCAGCCTCTTCGCGTTCCTTCTGAGCCGCCTTCTCCTGCTCTGCCAGACGCTCGTCCTTGTCTTCCTCCGCTCGTCTGCGCTCCTTCTCGTACCGTTGCATCTCCTTAAGGATACCACGTGCATCTCGTTCGCGGATGAGATCGTCAAGAGAATCATTATGATCCTCCGCCATCCGCTTGAGATTCTTGTAGTACTCCTCCATGATCTTCTCACGAGCTTCAACGTTTTTCTGGTCGATGTCGGCCATCTTCTCGTTGTAGCCTGCAGAGATGTCGGCTAGCTTCTCCTGATAGCCCTCGGCGATATCAGCTAACTTATCTTGATAGCTTTGTTCTATGTCAATTAGCTTGTCGCCATAGTTCTCACGCATCTCCGCCATCTTGTCAAGAAGGGCGTTCCAGGCTTCATATTTCTGCTCCTGGTAGTCGGCGTCTAGCTGCGCGAGACGATCATAGTACTCCTTATCAGTTTGCTCCCACTGTTCGAAGTATTGTTTGTCTAGTTCGTTCAAGGCATCGACGGCTTCTTTGCGTCTCTCGACAATTGCCTTCTGTAGCTCGTCGAATCGTTTAAGGGCCTCTACCTCTTCTGAACTCAGACCACGCTTTGGAGTAGCCATAATACCCGAGTTCATTCCATACGGGTCGTAGAGCTCTCTCCATCGAGCTGCTTCCTGGGCATTCTGTGTCTGCCAGTTACCTAACAATTTCGCCTGTGTGACAGCACTGGACATCGCAATCGCTGCATTGTAGGCCGAGTGGCCAAACCTCTTAGTAGCCTCATCTGACACACCAATCAATGTGGCCAGGTTCATCACCTGTAGATTTACAGCAGCAAATGATAGTGCTAGTATGTCTTTGCCAAGAGCAAACGGCTTACCGACAAGAGGCGCCAGACCCGCATCCTCACGGTTGCCTAGGTATGGATTCTTGGCCTTCATCTCCTTAGGCATGACAGTACGTGCAGCTACCATTCCGCCCACGTATACTAGGAGGGCAGGAATAGCTACCTTCGCTGCAACAATTGCTGCAGATGCGACAGTCTTGCCCACCGAGACTATCCACGTACCCTCGACCAGACCCGTGAGTAGTTTCTTAAGACTCTGGTCGCCTGGAACGGGAATCTTTCCTTCGATTCCTTGAGAGGCGGAGAACATAAGTACTGCCTGCATGAACGTTGCAGTGGCAGCAGCATACTCTCCTGCAGCTATCTTAAGAATCAGATAGTTTGACGCAAACCCAGCGAGCACTCCTGCTACAGAGAGAAGAGCACCAATGATAGCAGCTCCTCCTCCTATTACTCCAGCTAGAGTAGCAAGAGCAGGCACCCTCTGGACTATCTTAGATAAGCTCTCAACAGCCTCTGCTGCTGCAGTAAGCGTTGGCAGCATGAGCTTCTGCCACGCCTCTCCAATCGACGTACGGGCGTTCGACCAGGCAGTCTCCATACGCTTTGTAGCAGTCTGCGTAGACTGTGCATACTTATTACTCATCTCGCCAAACAGCTTATAAGCGTTTTCCATAGAGAAGGTAGTCTTGGTAACCTCCTCCATGAGAACCTTGAACTGACCTGTCTCCCTAGTCGTGACGCCTTTTTGAATGTCTGTCCAGGCACGAATGGCGTTTATACCACGCTCACGAGCCTTAGTCTGTAGGTCAGTAAGCGTGACGAGAGCCGGTACTTCACTGGTGGTAGCAATCGTACTGAAGAATGCTACCTTCTCTGCCTGCGTGTACCTCTCTGTAGCTGCTGTGAGTAGATCAATATACTTTGCTAGACCAATGAACTCGCCTCCAGGAAAAACTATATCCTTCCACTGGTCCTGCATCATACCAGTGTACCCCAATGCACGATTCATAGCATCGTCGTACTCTTTAGTATGATCGGTCAGCAACAGTAACATCTGTCGCATTGCTCGACCGGCCATCGTTCCACGAATGTTCGCGTTAGCTAAGATACCGAAGGCAACTGCAGTCTCCTCAATAGACAGACCTAGAGTCTTAGCGAGTGGGCCTACCATCCTAAAGGAGTCACCGACGTCGTCAAGAGATGCAAAGGTCTTAGCGGCTGTGTAGTTGAAGATAGAGACTACTCTCTCCGTATCGGCCATCGTTAGACCGAACTCGGAGATGGCACCACCAACCTGTGTCGTTGTACCTGCCAGAGCAGCATTGTTCATAGCAGCCAGCATTTGGATCTGAGTTGACTGCGCCATTATCCTATTGAGGTCCTCTTGATTTGTGACGACCGCACCAATACCAGCACCCCAAATACGCAGCCCCTCAGCAACCTCTGCAGGCTTGAACAGGCCAAGGGTCTGCGCAGTATCCTTAATCGCCTGCTCCAACATCGGCATCTTCTCAGATGGAAGGCTAATGGCGGCCGCAGCACGCGTTGCAACCTCACTAAGCTCAGCGTACTCTTTGCCCATGTCACTAAGAGACTTAATGATGCCACTACCCCAACGTTCGAGAACTCTACCCGACTCAGCTAGAGCGTAGCCAGCACGCCTAAGTCCGAAGTACTTCATCGTACCTACGTTGATCGCCTGTGATAGAACGTCAATCTTAGTGGCTAAACTCATAGCCACTTGCTGATTGGTTCGCATCGCCTTAGTGCCCGCTTCTATCGCCTGAATTCTATATGGGTAGCGAAGTGGATCGGGCATCGTAACGTTAGGAATCGTAGGACCACGAGCTTCCTTCTCGATGGTAGCTCCCTGTCGACGAGCTCTGATGTCAGCATCTATCATCCCCTGAACGGCGGGGTGCACCGTCTTGCCAAGGTCATCGACTGCAGCTGCAGCATTAGTTGATGCAGAAGCAAGCCGTCTATCAGCTCCAACCTGTTGTACAGTAGCCGCGGTGACCGCGCCCTGCACAGGGGGCAGGGAAGCTTCAGCGGAAGTAACGACCTTTGTTGCGTCGTCCAACGCCTGCTTAGCAGCTATTGCTTGCTGGTCTAAGGCAACAACCTTGCGAACCGACTCTTGCTTGTTGGCTTCCTCAGCATCCATGAGCGCCTGCATCTTAGCAGCGCCCTGCTCCCTCTTGCGTAAGAAGCCCTCTTCCTCAATTCTCCTTTTGTCTTCGAGAGCGGCCAACACATCGGCCTGCTCACCCGTTGGAACAGTCCCTGCAGCCTGTGCAGCAGCTATGTCCTTTCCCAGCTCGGCCCACAGGGTCTTCTGCTCTTGATTCAGAGCATCCAATCGAGCGATAAGATCTTTCTGCCGCTCTATCTGCTCGGCAGCTAGTCCTGCCCTTACTCGCTCGAGGTCTCCTTGCTTTGTCCATATGTCTAGGCGCTCTACACCTTGACCCTCGAGAGCCACTTGAGCAGCACCCGCTCCCTGCGTCTTAGTTAGTTCCGCGATGTGAGCGTCTAGAGCTGCTAGCCGATCGGCAAGCTCCTTCTCCGATGCAACTAGCTCAGATCGATCCTTGCCCTTCTCAGACAAGATGGTTTCGAGTTCTCTCGTGATGGCTGTACGCTCAGGCTCCTGTGCTTCTCGTGCAGCTACTATCTCTGCAGATCTCTGTGTGAAAGGAGCCTTCGCAGCTATCTGTGCCGTTGTCGGTAGCTTTCCTGCCTTGCTAGCTGCAGCGAACTCTTTCTCTAGTGCTGCAGCTGCTCTCTCGTGTGCCGCAGTGACTGCAGATAGCTCTTTAGCAAGAGCTTTCTGCTGTACGAGCAGGGCAGCCTCTTGGTCTGTCTCGTCCTTGATGACACGCTTTTTCTCGGCGGATATCGTGATTAGTTCGTTTTGCTGCTTGACGCCTTCGCTAGCCGCACGAGCCTTTACTTCATCCAGCTTCGCCTGTATCTGAGCTTGTATAGCAAGTTGCTCTGCATCGAAGGGATTTGCCTCTTTGGCTGCTATCTCTGCTGCGACTGCTGCGGTAGCCTTAGCAGATACATCTGCTCGCTTCTGGTCGATAGCTACTGCAGCGGCTAGGGCCACGACGCCCTTAGTGGTCATCTCGGCGTCGACTTTTCTCTCTTCGATCAGTGCATACCCAGCCTTTACTGATTCTTCGGTAGGCACTATGCTGTTAGCCATCGATCGACCGACTGAAGCAAACTGCTCTGCTAGAGCGCCAGAAGCCAAAGCAATGTCGGTATTCTGCCAAGGCTGTAGCTGCACTCCCGGAACCAACGCATCCGCTAATGTTCCGGGACGTGACTGCATAAGGGCTTTAGCTGGCCACGCCTCTAGGTACTTCTGCAAGAACTGGAATATTGCTTTGTCGACCTGCTTCTGATAGTTAGGCGGCAGAACGCCAGCGCCCGCACCAATCACTCCAAGGTTTATGACACGCTGTTGTGCAGGACCAGCATTTGTAATTTTACCTAAGTACTTGAGTACGTCGGGAAGCCGTAGATTAGCCTCCCGAATGGACTCCAGAAACCACTTCATGGGGTCCTTTTCGCGAGCGCCTATCGTTAGGTTGTCCCACTCAACCATGATCCTGCGCATGCCCTCCGAGACGAGCGTTATCTCCTTCTCGCTTAGCGCACGCATGTTCTCATAGTTGCTCATGCCTACTTGCTCGGCATAAGCCGCCATGGCGTTAACGCCTACTCTAACGTGCTCTGGGTCGCCAAAAGGACCTAGGTCTCCGGTCTTTGCCATCTCCTCGCTGAGCTGTTCAACCGATATGCGTATCTTGTCTAGTGAAGGAGGTACGTCCGCTCGAACCTTCTGGGCGCCTGCTTCTATTATGGCTGCCTGGTTAGTAGACTCCTTAGTGTAGTAAGTCTCATTCGCGACACTCTTCAGTGCTCCAGCAACCTGTAGCAGCTTAGCCTTTAATTCCACAAGGGCTGCAGGAGACATCAGTCCTCGATCAACGCCCCCGACGCCCTTGAGCTCCAAAAGTGAAGCACCAATATGAGTCGCGTGGCCTTCGATAGCTTCGCGCTTCTGTAGACGCGTCTGCAACGGATCGACTGTGACTAGACCAGCCATCAAGTTGGCTTGTCTGCCAACTAGAGACGATCTCCTCCCGGGCTGACCTGGTAGAAGCGCGGTTGCCTCCGCAAGGTACCTTATGAACTCTTTGACTCCAATCCCAGCGTTCTTGCAAGCGAGCGTAAGCGACTCCGCAGGACGCACCATGAGATCGGTGTCGCTAAACTTGCCTAGCTCGATCACCGCCTTGCGAATATTGTCAGGTACCTCACTGACCTGCATCTTTCGCGTTCGCTCTGCCTGAGTTGTACGACCTGCTGCCTTGGCAACTTCGTTGATTGTAGCAGCCAACTTGAACGCAGCAGGATCTGCCTTTCTCACTTCGCTAGCGACACGTGCAAGCGAAGAAGCAAAGTCATGTACGGCGGCAGCATTCGCTGTTTGAACAGATTCCGGAGCAGTTCCCCCTATCTGCTCCTGAGCCTTAAAGGATCCCAACAGCTTTAGCAGTGCAGCGGAAGCCGCAAGGTTCCACTTTGCTGTCTGTTCCTCAGACGCTGATGTCGTTCCGGGACGCCCCGCCTCAAGGCCTGTCTGTAGGATCTGAGGCCCTACCGGACCCATCGACTGACTGCGTAACTTCACCATTTCGGCTATCTTAGCCATTACGTCGGTGACTTGTACACCAGCCTTCTTAGCAGCTTCTTCAAAGGCCAAGAATGGGTTGGTTGCAATCATGTCCTTGTTAAGGGTCCCCATCCACCAGATAACCTTAGTGACTAGGTCGGGTATGGATGAGTGACCAACTATCTCATCGTAGGCGTGCTGAGCAGCATCGATAAGGGCTTGAAAAGCATCCTTGCCAATGTCAGGCCAGCCCATTGCTTCGGCCTGTGCATACGCTTGCTTAAGCTCAGCAAGTACTGTATCGGGTCCTACAGGAGACGCTCTCTGAGAGATCGGAGCTACTCGTCCCATAAAGAAGGAGCTGTATTTCTTCAACTCCTCGGGATCTATATCTAGCTCTGATGGGCTAATCGATCGCTCGGCCTCCTGTAAAAATCCAGCTACCTTGGGAGCCATCTGGCTGTATAGTTGAGGATTCGTTGTGAACTTAGCTTTGTAGAACTTAGCAGCCTGGTCGGCCCACGTCTCGATAAACGTGTTTGTGATAGTGCTCTGGAGGTGCTGGCTCCACTCTACCATCTGCGGTGCTAGAGCCTTCACACCTTCATCAATGAGACGGTCGGTCTCTTCCTTGTTCAAGGTACGACCGATTACGTCTTGAACACCATGCCCAAGGACCTCATGCAAATAGGTAGTGACGAGAGAGCCGATCCGTAACGGCAGCAGTTCGCCTGTCTTGGGTAGTGACTGAACTGAGTTTACCTGAACCTCTGGCTGAGTTGTCGGATAATAGTTTCCGAGCGCAGTAGCAGAGATCCCACCGTACCTTGTGGTAGAGATGAACTTATCCAGGAGATCTCCGATAGGTAGGGTCGACTTCACCTTCTCTGCAAGAGCTACCAGAGCCTGATATCTCTTCTGAAGATCCTCAAGGATATCTACTTGCTCTCGAAGGGTACCTAGGCTCTCTTCCGGAATCCCCTGTGCAAGCGCGCTATCGATGAACTGCTTCATCCGAGTGATTTCTTCTATGACAGCGCCAACCATCTCAGGAACGATCGAGTGACCGACAATCTCATCAGACATCTGCTGAGCGTTTGCAGTTACTGAAGCGAACACATCAATAGCAGCTACTTCTTGTTCCGCCTCTGCCATCGATGATGGAAACTCTTTTGCAATCTTCTCGAGCTCCGCTTTTACCTTCTCATAGCTAGCTGCGAGAGACTGAGGAATCCTTCCCTCAAGCTTCTGTAGCTCAAGGGCGTTAGCAGCCCACTCGGCCGTCTGCAGACCCGATGATCGGTAGTCGTATCCTCCAGACTGGAATCGTGGGCTCGGGTACTCTTCCATCTGTTTGTACGGATCGACAGCAGCTCCTCTCTTGTTCATCTTGGTCAAGAAGGCTGCAGCATCCGCCGAGACATCCTGAGGATTCATGAAGTACTCAGATGCGGTTCTGGCCCACGTCTCGAAGAAGGCAGTGGTAAGATCCGACTCGTACTTGACCATGAACTCAGCCATCTGAGGCGCGAGAGCACCAATGCCCTCTTTGATTATCTCGTCTGTCTGGGCTTCATCCATGCCGCGAGTGACCATGTCCTGCAGACCATGACCAAGAACCTCGTGAGCAAATGTTGCGACCATCTGCGTGAAGCTATGTAGTGCACCGCCCTGCGAGTTGAAACCAGATGCAAGGTTTACAGATGGCTCATATCCCACCCAAGGACTTCCGGAGCTATAGGTGCCAAAAGCCTCCGGATCCGTTGTGCCATACTTCGACTTCCCAGCCACAAACTTATTGAGGTTTGCAGCTACAGGAGAGGTCTGAACCTGCTTCCCTATGAACTTGGCGAGGTCTTGGTGTATGGTTACGATCCTGTGAAGTTCGGCTTCGTAATCCCTAAGACCTTTCGCGGTCTCAGGAGACATCCCCTCAGCAAAGACAGTTCGCATGAACTTCTTTACTGATACCAACTCTGCATAGATCCTGGCAGCCATATCAGGAATGATCGAGTGATTGACAAGCTCATCGGCCATAGCCTTAGCGCCCACGATCAAAGGATCGAAGACGCCTTGGTAAGCAACACGAATTCGTGCAGCAGATGCTTCTGCAGCATCGGCAACACTAGAGAGAGCTACGTTTACGCTCTTGGCACCTTTGACTAGTTTCTTCCAGTCTTCAGTGCGACCGGCAATAGTTGAGCTAAGAGCTTCTAGAGAGGCAATTGCCTTTTGCGCACCAGCAATGCCTATGTCTCCAGCTAGCTCCTTAACAACGTTAGCTCGTATCGCCTTAGCGTAACCAGAAGCTTTGTCTTCAATTGTTACTTGGAAAACGTATCCAGGTTTTGTGTCAGCCATTTCCCGCCTCACGTTCGAGCTCAGCTTCGAATAGCGGAATAATCACGCTCGATCCCAGATTCCTAGCTACCCTCCAATATCCCTCACCTACAGGAAGCATTGGTCTTGCGGGCAGATCCCTCTCGGGAGCACCTGCGAACAGGCTATTGAATCTGACATCACTCGAAGTTATCTGAACGGTACGTGAGTTCTTTGGCCCGGTGATAGTTGACCCCTCTGGAACAAGAGACCTAAGTAGGGAACCTGTAAACAGTAGCGGACGAGCCCAACGAGAGGGCTGGTACTTTTCCTGACCTGCTCGTTGGTCCTCGCGTTTGACACGTGCAAGCTGGAGGCCACGCATCCCTCCAGAAAATGACTTCCTTGCCCTACGTCGGAGAGTACTCCACGCCAGAGCATCCCAAGCAGTCCCGTTGTAGTCGTAGTCTGGAGTACTCCCCGACCCAGTAAAGATTGCTATTACGAGGTTTTCCATGCGCCTCTGAATCTCAGGTGCGACAGCAGTAGGAAACGCGGCTATACGAGCAACCGTCTTGTTGTAGTCTCGTGCAACCGCGTCTATACTATTCTTGCTCAGAGCCAGACGGAGCGACATGTCTACCTACCTGTACTGAACCTGTGTTCTTTAGCATCTTCTCGATTTGAGCTTTGCGCCACGAGATCGTGGTTAGGTCACGCATCAACGCGTCGTCCTGATCTAGAAGTCCTCCAGCATCTGGTAGAAACTTCCAGTCCATAGACTCCATCAACATCCACACGGACCACGAGAACTCAGGTTGTGTGAGGTCCCAACCGTCATCCTGCTCCCCTTCGTCCTCGCCCTTGCGGTCTAGCCGTTTAACCCAGGCGATGAGGTGGGTGTCAAGGGCTCGCTGCCGCTTATGGCGGGCACGGGCAAAGGGCTCTCAATCTCTGTATCAGCCTCCGGTGCTTCTCCACCAGGCATCCAATGCGGATTGAGTATCAGTGCTGCTGCCTCCCACGAGTTCACAAGCCTATCTGGTAGATTGATAAACGCTAGTCCTGTTACATCTAGCCCCAGCGCTGTTCGGAATGGGCTGACGTTCTCGATCGCAGAAGTACACGCGATTACCGACGGATACGAAAACAGCAGAGCCATCTGGTCGGCTAGCATGTCTATCGAAAGATCCACACCTGCCGCATCATTCTCCAGCTTAGCGGCAGTACGAGCTCTCTCGGTCAGAAGCGACCTCTTGAATCCGTCACGATACGTTGCGCGTCGCACTGTGATGCGAACGTTGTACTCGTCGTCTCTGTACTCTACTACTTTGCTATCCATGTGTGCTCTCCTGTTGAGCTGGTGGGAGCCCCGAAAGAGGGCTCCCACCTACTACATGACGAGTGTTAGACTACCACTCGTACTCGACCATGACCTTCACTCCGGCGCCGGCAGCGGGATTGAACGTGATCGTGTTGCCGGACAGCACCCAGCCACTCGAAGCAATGGTGCCGTCCTTGGTGACCAACGTGACCGAGTCAGCAGTGGGCGTGTGCGAGAGAACGAACTCGTCCTCGCTGTTGTTGCCGACGAACGCGTCGAGGCCGAAGCGGCCCTTCGTGACGATCATCAGGTATGCAGCCTTCGTGAATCCGTTGAGGCCTTCGGTGAATGCTACACCCAGTTCGTCCACGCCAGCGTCGTTGGCGGTGATCGAGTAGGTGGTCTCACCCACGGTTGCGTCTTCCATTGGCGCCGGCTTGACAACCGCCTGCGCATTCAGGAGGAAGTACGTCTGCCACAACTGCTGGCCGAAGTACGCACTCTCCTCGTCCGAGTCGATGCCCTGACGACTGCCCCAGAGCACGACGGCCTTCTCAAGGCCCTGCAAGTCGGTCGCGAGACCGATCTTCTTCACGTTGGGCGGAGAACCGGTAACCAGAGCGCCCTGCAACAAGGCAAGCACGGCCATGTTGGTCTTCGTGACGCGAAGCTCACCAGTCACACCCTCGGTGGGCGGGAGCTGGAAGGTGTAGTAGATGCGGTCATCACCTTTTGCCGGAACCTTCTGCGGATCAGGAATCGTGATCGTCAGTGCTTCCGCACCACCGATGCGCTGACCCTGATAGCCCAGGCCGGGCGTCTGCAGAGTAGGAACCTTGATCTTGTTGTCGGTATCGCGCAACGCCACACGAACGTAGCGAAGGCCAATACCCGTCGAAACTGGGGATCCTGCGTATGCCATGGTATTCCTCCTACCACTAGTCTAGTTCTGCGTGCTCTATGGTGACTATGAAGCTTACCGCCTCGTACTCTACCGCGAACGCGCTGTCGTACCGATGACCAGTCCGTCCGATCCATTCGATGTTCAGCACCCCTTGAGATTCACCTCCGTCGGCGATTACGTTGGCTACAAACCCATGGAGAAGCCTAATGAGCTCTTGTCGGACGGCGCGGATGTTACGATAGCCTTTCAATCGATCATAGACGCGGACTGTTACAGTGGTCCGTTCCGTCCTCATATTCATCGGGGACGAACCGGCATCCTGAACTGCTACAGCAAGTGCCTTCGCCTGCGCGGGCGGAGATTCGTTCTGACGGAGACTCTCCGCAGAAGCTATCACGCTGGGAGTGAGATCTCCTGCTTCGTATACTCCATCCGCTTCCCCAACAACAAGCTCACGAAGGTCTGCAGCGAAGTCACCCGTGCGCAGCAAGTTATAGATCGCAGTTGACGCATCAATGTCGAATGGATCAGCCATCGCTTCCCTCCGGTTCTACAGTTACTTCATCAATCACCTCCACAACCGCAAAGTCCATATGATTCTTGCAGTCAGTACATAGTAGACGTATTACGGGATCTTCAATAACAATCGCCAGTAGTACGCTACCGCACTTACTACAAACAAAGAAGCCCTCCTCTCCACCAGTACTGGGAGGCCCCGGTATGATGAAGGCTCCTTGATCCGCGTCTTCGTCCCGCGGCTGCACAGGGGGAGTGGTGGGGATTCGAGAGTTCATTATTTAGCCTCAACAGCATGTGCAATCACTTTGTACGAGTACTGATCGCAAACGATCACTCGTAGAAGTCGTGTGATCGTATCACACACGACTGTTACCACGTCGCCTGTCTTCATCAGAGTTGTGTCGTACGCAGACACGATGAGCCAACGAGCCTGTCCGATAGCTTCCTCACTTGGCTGTGCACTAGGGCTTCGCTCCCCCTGATTCTCTAGCACGACGGGCGCTACGCGACACGTGAAGCTAAACGTGATCTCAGAATCGCCCTGACGTACCGGACGACGGTGCACTGTCGCAGTCCACGGCTCTTCTGCGATGTAGTTGGTGATCTCTCTTCGTCTTACGATAACATCGCGCATTGACCGTCTCCGTACTTGCGTCGAAGTCCGTTACGCAAGTTCTCTGCAACCACACGAGTGTTCTCCGGGATAGTATGACGAGTCTCTCTCTGCGATCCTTCGGAGAAGTCGGGCTCGATCGACATCTCGACCCCTGCGCCCTCGACATACTCGGCTCTCATGAGATCTACGAAGATCGACAGATCCTCTATGGGCATGGTCTCGATCTCATCCACGGGAACCGTATCGGTAGTAGGAGAGATCACGTGCGGCGAGTAGTACTCGTACGCGATCTCGAAGTCGGCCGCTGCCGGTACAGGGAAGAGTCTAACCTTCAGACCGATCTGCTCCCAGTCTCCCCTTCTCCTCAGTAGGACCTCGTTCTGCTCGATGTTGCGTGTGATACGGTCGAGCATCCTAGATCCCGTACGAGCAGGTACTAGATACTCCGAAGTAGCAACGGGTAGTGGTAGCTCACCAGCAACCCATTCGCCCTCTGGGAAGTACGCCACAGAGATTACGGTCTGACAATCGTCCTCAACATCGTAGTCCTGAATACCCGCTTCAGTGGTAATGATCCCGTCCTTATGCATGGGATTGTAGCGGTTGTAAAACAACAGAGCTCTACCGACGAGGTTGCTGAGCGCAGCAGCATCGAACACTCGCGTAGTGAAGTTCGCCGTGAAGCTTGCCGTGATGTCACTTACTAACATTAGTGGCCCTCCTCCTCAACCGATTCGGGCTTGTGTCCAAGCCATCCGCGATTTCGGTGGACACGTAGGTACATCAAATCACGTGCCCCGTGAACTCGACCAACTGCTACGATCTCGGATCTGCCCACTAGGATCGCGAAGCTGAATATAGTATCGACAGCTTGGCTACCCACACTACCCTTGCCTTGTAGGTTGACCGATCCCAAGATCAGTAGTACTCCCGTTGCCTCTATGATTCCACCTGCTCGTAAGACTGCACTTCCGCTAACGCCGCCAGTCTCGATCTCGCCCCCAGCAACAACATCACCTGTACCAGTAAGCACTCCACTCGCCTGTACCTCTACGAGTGCTCGTGCACTTGTATCTGACGTTCCGTCGAGTACGGCCTGCGCTTGCACAGTGGGCAAGCCAGCGGCCTCGAGAGCGGAAGAACCGGTCAATGTTGCAGCTGCAAGTGCGGTAACCAGGCTATCGGCCTCGAGAGCGGCAGTTCCCTCTAGTACGGCATTGGCAATGATCTGCAAGAGGCCTGCTGCCGAAACCTCTCCGCTACCCTCCAGCACTGACTGGCCATACACCAGAACCAGGCCGTCTGCATCCAAATCCCCTGTGCCTTCAAGAAGGGCGTTCGCGAGTGCCTCGTTTAATCCGAGCGCGCTAAGATCCCCTGTGCCTTCAAGGGTTCCAACAGCTAGCGAGATGTTCAACCCCGCAACGACCAGATCGGCGGTGCCCTCGAGTGTCGCTCCTGCAAGAGCCTCGTTCAGTCCTGCTGCAGCTATTTCCGCAGTTCCCTCGAGAGTTGCAACCGCAAGCTCCGTAACGATCCCTGCTGCTGTGACTCCTCCCGTACCCTGAATGGTAGCCACACCACTAGTCGTTAGAGCACCGGCGGCGGTTATCGACCCCTTCCCTTGGATTGTAGCTGCTCCGCTAGTCGTTAGGACACCTGCAGCTGTTACAGCGCCTTTCCCTTGGATCGTAGCGGTAGCTATCTTAGTCATCAACCCCGCAGCAGTAACCGATCCCTTTCCCTTGATGGTCGAAGTCGCAACCTTGGTTATCAGACCTGTTGATGTTATGGAGCTTCGGCCTGATAGCGTAGCTGAACCAGCCCACCGACCAACAAATGTAGCGTAGATCGAGTTCTTCTTGTCGTCCGTTACATAGTCAGACGGATCTGTCGGCGTCGTGTAGCTGTTTGAGAGATCGTACCTTCCTGCATTGGATAGCGTATCGTAGTACGACCAGGTTGCACTCAGGTTACAGATCCGATATAGCTGGAACGAAGCGTTGATAATCTCCGGCTTAGTTGCGAATGTCGACGTATACCACCCAGCTGCACCGATCGTACCCGTCGAACCTCCGACTCCATTTGTCAGGATGTAGCCAAGATTGTCGGCAATAACCGCTTTGACGGTGCGACCCGTGTTAAGGTTCTGCGTGTATAGCTTGATGTTGGTAACGTCACCAAAGTCGATACTGCCAGCTGCATACTGCGATCCATGAAGGTCGTCTCCTGCAGCACTTACCCACGTCGTTCCACCAATACCAGTGAACCCAAAGGTTGGGTCGACGTGGACCGGATACTTAGCCTTGTTCATCCAGGCTGTTGGCAGATCTATGGTCAGCTGATTGGTTACCGTGTTGACATTGAGTACGGCCCATGCCGTATCACCTTTGTCGTCGATCAGCTGCGGTCGGTAAAGATGAAACGCTTTGCCGACCTTGTATACCTTACCCCCTTCAAAGTTAGGAGGACAGTCTTTGTAGAAGACTGCGTACGAACCAACCACTCTATCGGGTCGGTTGTGTCCGTCAGCAATCTCAGTCGGTGTCAGGGTCGGCTGGTACCAGAACTCTAGGTTCCTCGACAGAATGTTGAACGTCATCCTGTCAGAGCTCGGCCTCTTGTCGAAGATCGTGTCGAACTCGAACGCATCTTCGATAGTTGGGTCGATCGGGTAGAACTCGACCGACACGCCGCCCTTCGACCACTTGACCTTACTGCCATCCTCGGAAGTAATAGCAGTACCTACTTGAGCATCGACTAGCTCTAGCGCGAAGCTAACCTCGTTGTCCCACCGCTCAATCGCCAGCTTCGGTCTGAGTGCATCAACCTTAGCATCGATCTTGTCCTTAGGATCCTTACTCTTCTCATAGAGATAGTAGTCACCTTTGGGATCGATTATCTTCTTTGGCTTGAGATTGGGATCAGGAGTTCCCATGTGAGCTCCTACCCTTCGTCTACACGTCCACATCGCTTAGCTTGAGAGCGTTGATGGCAAACGTGAATGTATCGCCGGCGTTGACGACCTTGTCCGCTGTGAGCTGGCCGCCCCACAACCAGTTGCCTGCGATGGCATCCCACACACCCACATACTTCACCGTGCACGCAGGCATAACAGTCCAGGTGATGGCCACGTCGTTGCGACACTCACCAGCAGCACCAGCACCTGAGGCCTCGAAGCTCGCCGACTTGCGGACGTAGTCACCGCCAGTGCACTCGTTCGCACCTGTGGTGCTCGGGTCGCCCGTGTGAAGTGAGATGAAGGGCGCCGTGACATCAAGCGCCGTGTGGTTGCAGATCGCGTCCAAGATTCGGTTCTTAAGACCAGTTGACCTTGTCATCGTGCTTTCTCCTTACGCTTCTAGGGTTGCTACCGTTTCAGCGTCCGATACATACCCCAAGGCTTCGAGTCGTCTACCCATGATGTTTGTAGCAATTGGAGTCGATGCTGGGAACGGGCTTCTAATTCCGAACGCTCGTAGGATGAGCGGAGCGACATCCAGGTTACGCCAGCCATCACGATCATCTGTTAGATTACGAATATCTCCATCGGCAACTAGCATTCCCACACGGGTATGCGTACCTATGTCCACGTTCTCTACGGGTCTGCTGAACCCATGATCAGACACAATCAGTAGATTCTCCGGATGTAGATGAAACAGAACGTCCATGATTGCATGAGTAACTACGCCACACGTGCCGAGAACGGTCTTTGTCAGACCCCAGATGTGCGCCATTCGATCGATATAGGTGAACGTAATCCACCCGAAGTCGAAGAACCGAGCACGTGTAGCAAACCACTCAGCCATCTCGATGCTGCTCAACCTAATATACTCGAAAATGTTAAGAGCGCCTTGTAGCTGGTACTCAACATTCTGTGGCCAGTCATCGTGCCATCTGCCTTGTCCCAGATACGTTCCGAAGTGGTTTAGGTCACACATCTGAGCCCACCGTAACGGTACTTCTGGCATGTACGTAGGCCACGTGAACGCCCTAGGATCGATTGGACACCCCCCTACGTGAACTCCGTTTATCTCGCGTACCGGCGAAGCACAGGGGAGGTTGCAGAGGATCGATCGGAAACCCTTGGTCGCGAGCCGATCCCAAACCATCTTTCCCTTTAGGTCGGCATACGTCTTACTCATCGTGCCGAGCACCTTTAACGGTCTCCCCAGAACCTCGGTTACTCCATGCTCAAGTATGGACAGACCAGTGTACATAGTCGTCCATGACGGTCCCGACATGGCTACTTCGATATCGAGTGACTTGATGGGCAGGGTCTGACGAATAGCCATCCGTCTGAATAGGTCCGGTGATAGACCGTCAAGTCCAATCACTAAGAGCTTCACAATTGTACCATCCAAATATTCCCATGCGGGTCAGGAGTAGTCACACGCGACTCAGGAAAGCGATCAAGTACAGCGGGTCGGACTTCTGGCCAGCTCTTGAAGTCATGTCCTACCAAATGTCCTCTCGGGGCTATCTTAGTAGACCATGCGTTGATGTCCGCAATGACCGACAGGCGATCGTGTGCACCGTCGATAAACACGAGATCGAATACGTAGTCTGGAAGACGCTCGGCAGCACTCACTGATGGCACACGCCAGAGGTGTGCACGCGCGCCACGACCTATAGTCCATTTCGAAAGTCTCTCAGCAGCTCTCTGATAGTCGTTGTCCCATAGCTTCTGATCCTGTCCGCCCATCGTTCCGTCGTTGTACTGACGATATGGGTCGATCAGATAGATCATGCGTAACTGGTCGTAGCATGCTTCGAGAATCGCAACTGCATTGTCTCCAACGTTTACGCCTATCTCGGCAAACGACACTACGTGAAACTCTCGGATGAGCTTGATCAGTGTTTGACTATGAGTCTCCATAGGTCTCCTATCAAAAATGTGTGGCACACGCGGAGCACAGGGGGATGTCAGACTTCGACCCATCATTATGACACTTGCGAATTGTCTCAAGCGCTTCCCCATTCCACACAGCAGCAACTCCGTTGTCGAATACGTTTCCCAAGGGTAGTGTCGGCTTGTAGTCCATACAGCACATGACGAACGTTCCGTCGGTGAGAATGTTGGCTACCCCGAACGGGGAGTAGCACGGACCCTCTGTGCCATGTCGTGATAGTGCAGGATCTCTGTCGGCTCCTCCTCTACCGTCGCATGGTAGATATGAAGCCTCGTCAACACCCTCTTGAGTAGACCACCGTCGAATGAACTCTCCAAGATCGTTTAATGTCTCAGGCTGTACGGTCATGTGCACACGCGTGCGCACAGGGTGCCGCATCTGCTCGTTCAAGTGAAGGAACTTTAGGATGTTCCCGATGACCTGAGCCCACGACAGACCCCTTCGAATTCTCTCGTACTTCTCCCGGTCGACCGCATCGACACTGAACGTAATCCACTTCAAGCCTGCATCGATGAGGTCCTGTGCTAGCGTCTCAGTGAGCAGCGACCCATTGGTGAAGAAGCCTATCTTCGCTGCAGGCAGTGTCTGCTTCGCTCGCATCACCATGTCCACGATGCTCGGGTTCATTAGAGGCTCGCCGTAGAGCGACAAGCTTATCGTATCGACCCCTCCAGCAGCTCTTGCCTCGTCGAGAATGGACTGATACTTGTAGATGCACATATACGCAGGACGTGTGTCGAGCTTGCCGTACGGACACATGGTACAGCGCGAGTTGCATCGGGCTGACGCCTCGATGTTCAGACTCTGTGGGAATGGCTCCTTCACAAAGGTAGTCACAGTATGCTCTCCACGTGTCGTACCTTCACTGCTCGCACGACCAGGTTCTGCCACGATTCCGGGATGCGTTCGATCTGCTCGGCCCCCCACCAGCCAAGCTGGCCAGCTATCCATGGCCAGTCGAAGGCATTACGGTGAGTGTTGTACGTGTCTGTTCCGAGCCCGTATAGAGCTGAGATTAGATCCACGTACTGTAGATTCCCCTCATGATATCTTTCAAGAATCGCTGCAAGATCAGGGAACGCCAGTTCAATGATACCTCCAACCTTTAGTACGCGCATCCAGTCGCTAAGTACACCACTCGCAACTCTTGGGTTGAAGTGCTCGAGCACGTGCGATGCCCAGACACGAGTTGCGTACTGATCTGGATAGGGCAGAGGCTCGTGCATGTCGTGTACCTTATCTACCCCTGGGAGAGCTTGAGCGTCTACGTTTATCCAGTTACGTATTGTCTTACCTCCACAGCCAAGATTGAGGTAGATCCTTCTGTCAGTTCCAATTCGCGTATAGAGAGCATTCTGCTCTGTTTGTCTGATCGATGGCTTATCGTGTACCAGATGCGACTTGCGCGGAGCGACCATTGAACGCTCCTCGGGTACTACAACCGATTCGTGTAGACCGGACTCATACCGATAGCTTTGACGAAACAGCCGCATATGATTTTCCCACTCGAGACCGCCAACCAACGGTTTCCCGTCGAGAAGGTTGTGGCGAGGAAGGAATACTCCGTCGATGTGGTCAGGAGGTGTGAACGACCTGATCCACTCCAGCAGCTCGTCGGTTGGCCACTCGTCCGCATCGATCACTAAGGTCCACGGCCTATGCGTTTGTGAAAGACCAGTGTTACGCGCTGCTCCAAAGTCTCCGGTCAGAGGCCAGTAGAGAAGCGAAGGCGTGTACTGCAATGCGATTGTCTGAGTGCCATCGGAACTCCCAGTATCAACAATGACAAACTCGCTCACAAGTGTCTTAACGCGATCGAGTAACCTTCCTAGCAAAGGCGCCTCGTTCTTCACGACCATTGCGAATGCTAGGTCCCTGGCCTCCATACTCCCTCCTTGACATAGCCTAACTGTCTGACCATAGTACCTCTTTTCACGGGCATCGCTGTGACTATCCCGTACAGGTACTGTAGATCCTTTCGATACTCAAGACGAGCAACCTCTAGTCTCTTCAGAATGTAGGCCCACTGCTCAACACGAAGAAGTCTCTCGTTCTCGTTTCCAACTATCTTCCTGTTCACCGACGGGGCGGCAAAGTATACACGCGTATCGTTGTGCAGGAACTTCTGTAGCATTCGCTGTATCTCGCCATCGTAAAGCCACTCGAACATCCCAACCAGAATCACCGTCGAGATCTCGTGAGCGTACACCTTCGTAGGCACAACGCGCGGACAATACTGAGCAAGCTTTGCGCGTATCACGTCGTCCAGGTTAGGTACGTATGCTACTCCAGTCACACCCTCGTTCGCCAGAACTTCGTAGAAGTAGTCGAACTCGGTGGACATCTCCTCCCTGATAAAGCTCGCATGGAGGGCTAACGACTCTTGAAGATCCATCACCTTCTTTACGATAGCAGTGGATGGATCCAGACCTTGCATTAGCCCTACCGCCACCTGCGCTGCCGAGTCAGGACCGTGGTTCTCGATGAACCACTGCGCACCGTCGTAGGCCTTATCGTAGGCCTTCTCCCTATTGTCGTACATCCAACGAAGAGTATCGACGGCTACATCCCAATCAGGTGTGTACCAGTTGCCCCCCAGGTGGGCCTCTTCGACTGCCTTCGTCCTAATAGGCCAGTTGTATCGGCTATCGCATACGGGAAGGTGACCCGTGTTCTCGGATAGGATCGTAGGTACACCTCGAGCCATTGCTTCTCGGGGGGTCATCCCGAATCCCTCTCCGCGCGACAAGTACATCATCACGTCGGCACTATCTAGATATGCAACAACTTCTTCAGGCATCCAGTTAGTCGATGTAACCGTTACGCGGGGATCGGTGATATTAGGCAGTTGATTTTCACCTAACCCTAAAAAGTTCATTCGTGTCTTGAAGTGTAACCGAGCGTCGGGATACTTGTCCTTCGGGAACGCTCTCTCGAAGACACGCATGGTCTCGATCGGTGCTTTGCGCTCGGTCAGTGTTGCGTAACAGATCACCTTGAACAGGTCGTTCCGAGCGCGCTTTAGCACAGGAGCGCAGTAGATCGGATTGATTGCTAACGGCGCGACGTCGATGGGTACCTTTACAAAGTTCGAGAACACTTCAGCGCACCAGTCACAGGGAACCCACAAGCGATCCACTAGGTTACACTCGTGACGCCACTCCGCATGCATCTCGAGAGGATTGGTCGACTCGTACATTGTCCAACCAATTCGATAGGGTGTGGGTAGCTTCTTGAACTCGCCAGGAGTGGCCATGCATATGCCTACGGCATACTTGCCCTTCTCCGGCTCCTTCAACTTCTGGATGGTCTCGGGAAGCAGACCATCCTCAACTAGAAACCACAGATGCCGAGCATGCACTTGTACGCCTTGACGTACAAGTGCATGCACCATGTTTTCGGCCGCTGTGGCATAGCCGTCACCGATTGAGAACGGCGACATCCAGTGGACGTGGTACTGGCCGTCGGCCATCCATAGAAAGTCGTCGATGCTTACAGTGTCGGCTATGACCACAGTGCCTTGCCTCTGAAGATCGTGGGCGAGGGGGACTGGGATAGGATCCGACAGTCCGTCGGCGGGCAGCAGGTAGCTATAACCGTTATGGTAGTGTAGCTGCGGCACGCCTGTGATATTTCTCACACGTACCTGGTATGCCATTACCAGTTCCCCCTCATGAAGGTTAGGACGCCACGGTAAGCGTCGCGAACGCGTTCGCCTGGACCATCTTCTTGCCGTTGCGCGTGCGGATATTGCGGCTCCACTTGTCGGTGTTGAGGTACGCACCGGGCAGAGTAGCTCCGTTGATTCCGATGAACTCTGCATACACCAACGGCATAGGAGCCATTGGGATGTAGGGCGCGAAGATGTAGCCAGCGTCGGTGATCGAGCTCGGGTAGTACCCCATGATGCCCCGGGTCGCCGACAGGCCTGCGCACGTGTACACGTCCCACATGCCGTTGTACGTCCCGATGCGCATGGTGCCAGTGCTGAACTGATCCAGCGCTCCCCGACCACTCGTCACGAAGTTCTGCATCTTGCTGATGTACGACGCGAGGGTCGTTCCGGCAACGATGTAGTCCGCCTTGCGGAACCGCTTCTTCCAGATGAGCATCTCGGCGTCCAGAAGGGCATGGCCGAGAGTCTCGTACCACTGTTGCACCGTGTAGCCCGAGCCCACAGTGTAGTGCCACGTGGTGTCGCCAGCCGTCGCCTGCGTCAGGATGTCGTCCAGGATGCGAGCGTCAAGCTCTCGCTGGATTTCCATCCGCATCTGATCGACCAACTCCGCTTCGACATCGAGGCCCAGGGCGCCACGAGCGTCCTCCATCACTTCGGTGCTCCACGACGCTCCAAGGATGTCCTTGAAGACAGTGATCGTGTCGCTCGTGATGGTCATCTTGATGCGCCGCGGGATGCTGTCTTCGGCACCACGAGCGTAGTCCGAATCGGCAGCTCCCGTCGAAAGAACGCGACCGGCAGCAGGAGCTCCGCCGTATCCGGTATCTTCCGTCTCGAAGTCCTGATAGAAGATCCGACCGACGCCTCCGCTTTCGAGCGGTAGCGGCTGGATGGAGCACATCTTCATCGCCAGCAGATTGGGGAAGATGTTGCGGACGAGAGGCAGCGTGAACTTCTGCGGCAGGGTCAGATCGCCTGTCGTGGTTGCCTCGAGCAGACCAGGCATCGAAGCCGCCTGCTGATTCTCGAGCAACATCGCCATCGCCTCTTCGTACATGGGCGGGATCGGACGCAGCTTCCCGTCATGGTCTTCCAGCAACCACTTCCACTTCTTCACAAGTGCGCGCCGATATGCGCGCTGGCGCTCCTGGTAGGCCTGAAACTCCATACCGCTTTCGAGCACCATGTCTCGGCTAACCAAAGGCATAGTCATAGCATTTCCTCCACGTTCCGATTGTGCCGCTTTTGCGGACTAGCTGTGCACTCCGGCGAGCCGCAGCATCTCGATCTGATCCTTGTCAAGGCCGCCAGCGTTCTTGTCCTCGAGGAGCTGCTTGCCCTTGCCCTTGCCGTCATCCCCGCCGATTCCCTTGAACGCCTCTTCCAGAGCAGCCGCGCGAATGCTCGGCAGCACGCCTGCGATATCCTCGACCTTCTTGACTTTTGCCTCCAGCGCGGTAGCGATGACGCCCGAGATACCGATGTGGGCCGACTTCGCGATCGCCACCTGGAGTTCCAAACCCTGAATCTTCTCCTCGAGCGCCGGGTTCGGGTTCGAGACCTTCTTAGCCTCTTCAAGCGCCAGAGCAGCGGTAGCCATCTGATCCTCGACCTCTTTGACACGTGCATTAGGAGCCTTCACAGCCTCCTCGACTTGCGTCTGCACGTATGCCTTGAGAGCGACTCCCATGTTGGCCACCACATCTTCGATGGTTACCTTGGTCCAGTCCATGACATCCTCCTCAACCATAACAGGCACCGATATCGCATCTCCCTCGAGCACTTCGTCAATTCCTGCTCCCTCAATCCCAGCTTCCTCGGCCAAGTCGATTCCTTGGATGACTGCAGTGTCCATTTCGTCCACTGTGCGGTCGCCGATCCGTGCAGTGTGAAATGTGTACTTGGTCGATCGAAGTGAGGTACCGCGCATTCCGCCATGCTCGATGATTACACGTACGTCGTTGCCCTCTGAAGTGGGAAAGATCATCCCTTGGTAGCGGATGCGATTCCCCTCCCGCCAAAGTGGTTTCTCGACCTTGCCAACGGGCAGCCCGAGTGGCAGGCCAGAGTTCGAAGGCGTTCCCACTGCCTTCCCATGCCTACTGTACATTGTCACAATGCCACCGTTTCGCATATACATGTTGGTGGCTTCCATTGCCGCGTCGTTGAATCGCGGCGGATAATAGCGTCCCACTGCGCTGATTGCATTGTCCACGAGCACAGTGCCCTTAAAACGCAGCACGCCTCCCGAAGACTCCTCAGCAAGCACTTCAACATCGTTGACGAACCAGTCGTCGACCTTCGGAAGTCCCTTTACTATAGCTGTAACCGGCATGATGCCCTCCTAAGCGTTCGTGTCCGACGCATTCCCAGCAGGCACAGGTTGTCTGCCGTTCCCGTTGCCACCCGCAGGCACAGGGGGCTGGTTGGGTTGAGCTGCAGCCAACGCAAGCGCTTCTTCCTGCTTCTGCGCGTTCGCTTTTTCAATCCGCTTATACATTTCGGCCCACTGATCAGGCCGGAGGTTCATGATCTGTGTAGCGACAAACTCAGCATCGACCACTCCGAGGTCAGCGAGTACCTTTGCTGCCTGTGCTTGGTTGTGGAGGATCTGCGATTGCTCGAGCTCGTCCCGACGAGATGGGTTCGGCCAATCAATCAGGTACTTCACCGAGCCTGGGTTGATTCCCTCAAGGATCAACTGCACTATGATCAGGTGCGACACTAGCTCGCTCAACATCGCCTGGACGCGACGAACCGTTCGAGCAAACCGTCTGTCCTCGTAAGCGAGCGTCGCCTTTGAGTTGATGTCCTTCTCGATCCCCAGGTACGCCTTCGGAACGAGCAAGCTCGCCATGATCTTGTCGCGGTAGTACAATAGCGGATCAAGATTAGAGAACGCAGTACTTGAGGTATCCAGGACTTTCACATCGCCCAGGCCTGGATACACTTTACCACCGAACTCTCGGTAGCCCGTGCCGATGAAGATGTCCTTCACGACACTCAGCTCATCCTTGCCAACGACACCCGACGAGATCTTCTGCATCATCAGGTCTCGCTTGAACTTGCGAACGAATGCCTCTGACTCCTTGCGGCTCATGCCAGAGGTGTCGACGATGAACATCAGACGGGCAAATGCACGCGTGAGCCAGTTAGCGCACATTGCCTCTTCCATCGCCTTCAGCTTTTGCCACGACACTCTCGCAGTAGCTAGAAGCGAACGTCCGTACGGACTCGCTCCACTTCGGTTCCAGCGGAGGTGCTCGATCTGCCACGGGTAGAAGCCTGCCAGGAACGTATCCGAGCCAATCTCTTTCTGCTCAAAAGCCCAGGAGCCTGTCTCCGTGCCGTCCATCAGCAGACCTTGCGGGTCCTCGTTGCGGAACATCGATCGGGGTGGCATGAACATCAGTCGAGAGATATCCATACCGCTGTTGACTACAATCTGCTGGAAGTTGTCGCCGTACAGGAGCGCATCGCGTGCAACTCCTACGATCTTCTCCTTCAGCTTCGTACGCTCGAGCATGTCTTCGACGATTGTCTGTGTGCGTACGGAACCGCCCCTCTGAAACACGACGCGAAACGGCTCCTGCGAGCCTCCCTCAGAGTTCACTGCCTCGTCGGCAAGGATCTGAAGAGATGCTGCCACCTCATCAATCGTCCGCTCCATCTCCTCGACGTCGGAGTAAACCTCGAAGCGGGTACTCGACTGAGGGTCGAAAGCCTTAGTCCATCGATTCCATGTGGCGTCAAGAAGGCCAACAGTGGTATCATGATCATCGGGAGCTGGATAGTCCGCCTTGAGACCAATCACGCGTGCAATACGCGCGCGCAGTCTGTTTGTCCAGGGCTCGACCCTGGTTAGCTCGTCGATCGTGGTCATTACAGCACCGTTACCGGAAACCATCTTCGCTCCTCCACGTGCTCTGCACTCTCTTCATCGTCAGGTGCTTTGCTGACGTCTCGTACGTAGGCCGCTATCGTATCGTCAGCCAGATCGTCCCACTGCGACCAGGGATCTTTCTCGGCCACTGCCATTTCTGCTCTGGTTAGACGTTCGCCATACGTATGAATGTCGCTCTGCAACGTACTTACTGAGTTGAGTGCATCCCACTGCTGTGCTAATCGCCAAGCCATCTCGAGTGCGTCTAGTGCATCGTCCTCGCCACCACCGCCAGCTTGCTCTAGCTCAAGCTCCAGGTTCTCTTGTCCTCTATTGCATACCAGAATGTACTCGTTCTCCATGTCTGGCTGCAGCGATTGAATCCTGAGTTCCTTCGCACCCCTGTGCGCCTGCTGAATGGGCACGATCGGAAGATATGTGCCGTCTTCCATCGATGCCTTAGCCGACTGCGTTGCGTAGAACGCTTGGAACTGTACTGCTTCAATACCATACCGGGAGAACGTGTACTGTCTTCCCCACTTGTTCTGATCCAACATGATCTGGTCAGGGGGCCGACGCCTCTTGTCGACCTCTAGCACAAATCCCTGACCCATAGGCGACTTCGCCATGATGACGATAGCTGACGGATCCGATCTGAGGTTCTTTCCTAGCGAGGGATCAGTCGCACCAAAGATTGCACAATCAATGAGCCGAACCGATGGACGACCATTGAGCGGTACCAGCCACAGCTCAGGAATCCCTTCAGCGCTTTTGCGAAGCTGCTTTTCATACTTGCCCCACTTCTTGAACAACCTTGTCTCGGGGTCGACCGGTTCATTCTGTAGTTCCATTGCGAACGACGAAGTTCCCTCGGACACCCTCATCGTCATTAAGTCGTAGTACGTGTAGGCCTCAGGCCATGCAGTCTCAACACCCTGTAGCATTTCCCTACGATGTGACAGGAAGTACTGCCGCGCAGTTAGCTCCTTCGCCGGGTCCGCCAGGTTCGTCAGAATCTGTCGCCACTCCTCCCACAGGTCCTCCCGATCCGCCCAATGTATCACTGCCTTGTACACTTTGCTCTTGAAGAGCGGATTCTTCGCAAGTCTCGCAGTCAGACAATTGAAGTGGATGAAGTTGCCGACTACGACTACTTTCGTATCGTCCCACCCAGCACGCATCACAGACCGAGTGAACCACTCCCAGGTTCCTTCTCGCTGCACATCGCTTTGGACGGCCTTGATTTCCTCTGGATCGTCTACGACGATCAGGTCGGGGCGCCACTGCATGTATTTGCGCCCACGGATCTTCATCCCCGACCCCAGGGCTGACACCTTCACCAGGTTGCTCGTCTCGATGTCGTCTTCCTGCCACTTGCGCCCCCGAAAGCTTCCGAAGTCTTCCTCGATGCGCTCGTTGTGTTCCAGGTCGTCTTTTATCGTGGCCAGCTGGCCCTTCGCCTGTGACTCCGAGTCGGAGATGACTAAGATGTGATGGCGCTTCGTAAACACGATCGCGTACATCGGGAGTCCGAGTGTTGCCCACGTTGTCTTCGCATGACCACGCGGCCACGCAAGAACTTGGTTAGCCCTCCCCTTCGTCTGAAACAGTGCCTGGCACTCTAGTGCAAACTCCCTGTGCATCTTCGCAGGCTCTTTGCTGAAGTGCTTACCTAAGTAGAACCTGCAAAAGAACTCGATGTCGATCTCTGCTAACTGTACACGAAGACTCTTGTCCGGTCGCTTATCAAGCAGTCCCGAAGACTCCAACGTTCCAACGTCGAAGTTCCGCAGGAGCGCTTCCTGTATTAGTCTTAGATCAAGATCCGTCAGGTTCATGCGTCACCAGTGGTAGGCCCCTCGCTGTCCCCTCGCGGCTCTCGGGAGGCACAGGGGGAAGGGAGCGTCGAAAGAGAGACGCGCCCAATGGGATCCGCGAGACTGCTAGAGGAGGTTATGCTAGCGGAACGCCCCACGGATCGGTATATTCAGGAATCACGTTCAGATATGCGAACTCGCCATACACTTCGATGGCCTTGTGGTTGTAGGCCAACGCGGCGAGCTCCTGGTTAGGGAACTTAGATCCAATGTAGTAGGTGTGCCCTTCGCTCGTGATGGCCGACTCGTAATGGCCTGTACGCTTGTTCAGCCACACACCCTTGTATTCCGAGGTTGTGCCATCACGTCGCTTGCCGATGTTATGTAGGTTAGCCGCATGCGAGCAGACACGAAGGTTCAGTCGGCGATTGTCGAGTGAGTCGCCGTTAATGTGATCAACCTTCAAAGTCATAGGTGCACCTGTGATCTCTCGGTGCATCTGGATCTTCCCACCGCCCTTGCGCCATCTCGTCGCGATGCCGTATCCAGCCACATCCTCGGAGTAGTGCCACTTGTGCATATTTAGTCCGTGAAAGTCGGCCGCGTCTACGATCGCGTAATAACCTTTAGAGAGAATGATGACCGCAGCGCCCTCCGGAGGCACAGGGGGAGGTGAGTCTGCTTGGAGACGAGTGTGAACGCTCCGTGTTCCTTCTGCCATCGCACGTGCACGTAGCTTGGCAACAAGGTCGACAGGAATGTTGGGATCTGTTCGAATAGGCTCGGTGGCATTCACACTCGCGTCAGTCATTTCTTGTCCTTGGCCTTTGGCTTCGCCTTCGGTTTTACCTTAGGCTTGGGCTTGGGCTTGTCCTTCTTGACCTTTTCGACTCCGACTACGGGATCAGACTTGGCCATTGTAGCTCCTCTCTAGATGCGGTTAGGAGACTAGGAGACTAGGAGCTAGAGGGCGGCTCACCGATGGCAGCAGCAGAGTCGCCCTCATCCCCCATATCGTCTACAGCCGCGCTGGTAGCGGTCACACGCTGCGCAAGGAGGTCCCGCAGAGTGGGCGTACCAGTCCCGCTGTTAAGACGCACGTCGATAGGAACGGGTTCACTGGGCATATCGCCAATGGACTGTTGTAGTTGAACGAACTCGCGCAACATTTGCCAGTACATCTGGGTCATGCGCGTGGCTTCGATAGTGATCCCTCTTCCCGCGCCGGCACCTTTCCCACCGGTACCGCCCCCATCTTGAGAGGGAGCGATGTCTTCTAGGAGAAGGGCGGTCGACAAGCGATCCTCCGTCGTACGGAGCAGTCGCTCCATTTGGCCGACGGCATCGACCTTGACATCCAAGTCTTGTAGGGCTTTGCGGAGATGTGAGACTGGAAGGATCCAGGTGATGGGAA